ACTGGGTCTTATAATTTGAAAAAATATGTTATTGTTGTTATTTATTAATTCTTTTTCTATAATTTTTTCAGCCAAACATTTTGTAAAACAATAAGTATTTGGGAAAAATTTTTTTTTTATTATATCATCAAATGTTATTTTATCCGATTTTATATTTGAATATAGTTTACTAATATTTCCTAGAGTTTTCATTTTAATAAATTTTTCCTTTGCATATTCTCCGTGTGGTGAAACATAAGCAGTGCTTATATGAATAAAATTTTTTATATTATTATTTTTTGCAAATTCAATCAATACTAATAGTCCATCTACATTTTGAATCATGGCTTCCTGTAACTCTAAATTAAACTCTATAGATGCAGCGCAATTTATAATATAGTCTACGTGTAAAACTACTTTTGATATTTCTAATATTTCGCTTTCAACTAGATGTATTTTTAATAAAGGAAAATTATTTTGCACTTCTTTAAACCTGTCAAGTGCTGATAGTTTTTTTTTACGTATTAATAAATGAATAGGATGTTGATATTTATTTTCATCTAGTAAATGTAACAAACCTGTTCCTAAAAATCCAGTAGAACCTGTTATAAATAATGACATTATGTAGTTAAGTAATAAATTTAATATAGTTATTTAACTATTATTATTTAACTAATATTACGCTTTTACTTATATTTAATATTAGACACAATTTAATATTAAATATAAAAGTTACTTATTATTATATTACTACACTATTATACCATTATATGACATCAGTAGTAACTATACAACACCCCGTTGATACCATCAAAAAAAACTCCCAGTTATTACAAATTCACACAGATATACATGAAAAATTAAAATATTTCATAGAAATTAAAAAAATCCCCAATATTATTTTTCACGGCGTATCGGGGTGTGGTAAAAGAACTATCGTAAAATTATTCATACAGGATATTTATAATAATAATAAAGAATCAATAAAAAATTATGTAATGGAAGTGAATTGTGCACATGGGAAAGGGATACGATTTATTCGTGAAGAGTTGAAACTATTTGCAAGAACAAATATTAACTTAAAAGATGGCGAAACATTTAAGACGATTATTTTATCAAATGCAGATAAGCTGACTATAGATGCGCAATCTGCTTTACGAAGATGTATTGAATTGTTTAGTCATTCTACAAGATTTTTTATTATCGTAGAAGATAAGTATAAATTATTGAAACCAATTTTATCGCGTTTTTGCGAGATATTTGTGCCTGAACCTATAATAAATAATAAGGTAGTAAACTTACACAAATATGCAATTAAGGAAACGTTTGGCCTTGATAAACTTGCAAAAAATAAATGCGAAAATCTTAAGAGAGAACTAGATTGTGGTAATGGTGGTAATGGTGGTAATGGTGGTGATGGTGGTAATGGTGGTAATGGTGGTAATATTAATGAAACTAAAGTGTATACATTAGTTGAGCTAATTGAAATGTGCACCAGATTATATGAAAAAGGATATAATAGTTTAGACATTATTAAATATATAGAAACGTCTCCACCACATCGTATTAGCGATGAACAAAAATTTGACTTTATGATTACATTTAACAAGATAAGAAAAGAATTTAGAAATGAGAAACTATTAATGTTATTTATTTTGCACTTTTTTCTTTTTCGTAACAATATGACTTTAGAAAATATTTCGTTTATGTAAAGTAATACTGACCGATACAAAACGATACAAAACCAAATGGATGACTTTTCATTGAGCAGTTTACAAGAGTCTCGAAACGAATATTGTTCAAGATTAATTACATTGTTGACGCCATGTATCATCGACGGCATAAAATCAATTTTCGATGAGTCCTGGAAGTTGTGTTTGGAAAATGACGAAAAACCGAAATATTTGATGACATTTCAGAATTTCTTGACGAGAGTTCCAAAGTGGAATCCAAATATTATTTCACAAGAGTGTGCTCGAATTAAGGAGAAAAGCAATTGTTCGTATATTCCTGATCTTATAACCTGTGTTCATATTAATCAATTGAAGATGTTGTCGTGTATGCGTGTAGGCACGAAACAAAAGAAAGTAAATATTAATGTTCCAAATTTAGATGATTTTATTCATAAAGTCTATATTAATGCTGCTAGAAAGATTTACACAAATGTATATTTATTTGAGAATGGAATCACACAATTAAAGTTACAGAGAAATGCAAGAGATTTGGAGGTTCTTATTCGCGAATGTATAGTTCAAACTATTCGTGAGAATATTCCCGTAGAAGAGTTGTTAAAATTATATATGACCGAAACAATAGAAGATGCAATCGAAGTTCACGAAAAGGATGAAATTATTTCTCAGGAACCTGTTATTCAATACCAAAGTGGTGGAAATAGTGGAAGTGGTATAGGCGCTGCGGGTAGTATGACAAATCCTAGTTATGAAGAATCCGAAAAAATATCAAAAGAAGAAAAAGAAAAACTTGAAATGATAAAGGCAGCGAGCGATAGTGTCGGTAACACAACCACAAATGTAAGTTTTAATATGGATAACAACCAAGTTATACCGATACCCCCGAATGAAAATAAACATAGTTCGCACCAGGATGATTACGATGACGATAATGATTATGATATTGATGAGGATGACGACGATGATGACGATGGGTATGCTGAAAATGTTAAACTAAAAATTGGAGGTAATGTTGAGCTAAGCGTTGACCCATTCCCTTCGGATAGTGATAGTGGTTCGGGAATGGAAAGCGATGATGGTAGCGATGTAGAACTTACTATTGACGAAATTCCGATGATTGACGGGTATTAAGAAAACCTAGAACTATGATTTTATAACCTTTTACTATTTTTTACGTTATTCGTAAAAAAACGTAATAGATTATTCCTTTATAGATTAGAATAGTAAAAACATGGATAGCAATCTTTACATATCAGCCGCAGCAGTTGCAGGACTATTTCTTTTAGCAAAGTTTATCGACTTTCGCTTTATTTCAAAACCATCTGCTGAAGACGGCGCAGGAGGAAGTAGTGGTGTAATGAAAACCGCTTTGCGCGACGCAGCCCTTGTTTTTATTTGCTATATTTTAGGATACTATATCATAAAACAATTTTATGAAACACCTGCCATTTTAGGAAACACAAAACCGGAAATATTCACTGGTGATGCTGGTTTTTAAGTGCACACCACACTACACTATACCAGACCGCATCATATTATCTAGCTTATTAAATTATTTATACATGTCGTAAATAATTTAATACCAAACTTTGGACCAGTCGCTAATCCATATAGGAAGGCAGTTTATCAATATTCATAATACGATTTGTCGGCTTTATTTTCTTCTTAGGAACCTCATAGTCTATAAACAAAGGTTTCAAAAGCTGTGCTTGTGGTGTATGTTTGTGAACACTTCGCGCAATCATTTTATACAACTTAAAATCCGGATACCTCTCTTCCCCGTTTGTTTTATACAAAATATTCCTATTCTGGTCATCTGTTACCCACTCTACTATTAATTTTGCTACCGCATTTGTCTTACATACTTTTGAAACATCCCCAATGTTATCAATAAAATAGTCAAAAATAGAACACCCTAAGCGACATAAATCAAAACTAAAATTCGGTTCTAATCTTGGCTTCTTATCGTTGAAGAAGGGTTCGATGTTGTATTGCGTAGCAGCGTCACCGGTGTTGCTAAAACTATCGCTACAGATTAGACGACCTTTATATTTATAAATTGCGCGCCCAAAATCGATAATCTTGAAAATGCGGTGATATGTTGGAACGCGATAATATTTTTTATTAAAGAGGTAGTAGATATATGCTTTATCTGTATGAACAAACATGACGTTATTGGTGTGAAGGTCATTATGTGTAAATCCGAATACTTTTTGATATGTAATAAGTGTCATAATAACTTGCATAAGTGCAGATTTCCATTCGCCATCACTCATTTCTTCCTCGCCCATCATAAGCGAGTCGAGTGTATTGTCGCACTTTTCAAGCATAATAGCAGAGACAGGGAAGTCTTTAATTACTGCCCATAATGTTTCATCTTCATCATAATAATCCTCATCCTCATCCTCATCCTCATCCTCATCCTCATCCTCATCCTCATCCTCATCCTCATCCTCATCCTCATGTTCATTTTCTTCATATTTTTCTTCATTTTTGTAATAAGTTTCTTTGATATTCTTATTCTTATTGTGGTTATTTTCTTTTTTATTACCTTTCTCTCCTTTCTCTATAATATCATCTACATCACTATCGCTACACGATGTATAAGAAGAACGTGATGAACAAGAATCTTCATCTGTACTATCATCTACTACACCATTATTCTCTTTACCATTCCTACCACCATTATGATCTACATATTTATCTCCATCCCCAATGACGTTACTATCAGTATCGCTGTCAGTATCGCTACCACTATAATAAGCCTTTAAATGAATATTTGAATCGGCAATAGCATTGTTATTATTATTCTCACCAAGGTCATTCAGCATCATCATCGAATCTAAATTTAAATCGTTTAGGCATGCAGAGTCGCATATATTTGTATGTATGGTTGTGGTTGTGGTTGTGATAGTATTAAAAACAGCATTTAGTTCATTGTTTATATTGGTAAAATCATCATGAATAATATACTGATTATCAGACATATCGTCTCTCCCTTCTGCACCTTCATAACCATTGTCACTTACTATTTTTATTTTAGAACGCCTATTTCGTGTGTTATTTCTAGGTTTTACTTTTCCCATTGAGTCTAAACTAATGCAATCATTATCACTATCACCACCACCACCACCACCACCACCAATACCATTACTATTGTCACCATAGTAATAATCTTCATCTTCAATTGCAAATAGGGCGTCTTTATTTTTTATAAAAAATGGATTTTTATCTAAATAGTCAATATCATCTATAACATTGTAATAAAAATCTGATTTAATACCATTAAAAGAACCATAAAAATCAAGCCCATGAATAAAATGATGATGATTTAGAAGCTGACTGGATAAATAAGAAAAAAAACTATCAACATAAGATGAATTGTTTTTGTCATTTACTTTTGGAAGACCTGATAAAGGAAGAATTTTGGATAGTTTTGGAATATTTATTACATCATTGCTTTCACTAGCACTTCCATTGGTGTATACATCTGCTGTTGCGTATTTACCTGACAGGTATTTTAGTGGATCAAGTAAAGGAGAGAATTTTATATATATTGGTTTATGTTCGATCATAAGTGTATCATCTTTAGTTTTGAATGTGTCTATAACTTCTGCTTGAATATTATTTCTATCGACTATACCTGAAAGACATGATACATAATACCGCTGGTTTAAATTAAAAGAATTATAGTTTGTTTCATTCATATTAAAATAACTTTCGTATATAGGTATGTAATTTGTAATATTTCTCAATTTAATTTGGGATGTTTCTAAAGAATTAAAAAAATTCTCATTGTCTATTTTTCTATAGTATAGTGCAAAAAACTCATCTGTTGTAGTTGTAGTTGTAGTTGTAGTTGTAGTTGCACTTACATTTCCATTTCCATTTCCGGTTACGGCTTCTTTTCCTTCAATATCAATATTCATCTTCTATTATTTAATAAATTAAATACATAATTTTATTACATTTTAAACTAATAATAACTATTTGGTCATTTGGCTGTTTTGCTGTTTTGCTGTTTGGCCATTTATTGCGTTATATATTTTATATTTTTTAATTTCTACTATAATATATAGTTACAACACAATCACAATAACAATCAAAAATACATAGAACAAAATATAATATAATATAGAAATGAGTGTTGGATTAGAATTAGCAAAGTTTGATATGAGATCGATTAGTTTTAGACCTGACGAAAATAAAGGCCCGGTTATCGTTCTTATTGGTCGCCGTGATACAGGTAAAAGTTTTTTAGTAAAAGATTTGATGTATTACCACCAAGATATTCCTATTGGTACTGTTATATCAGGGACAGAAGCAGGTAACGGATTCTTCGGTGAACATGTGCCAAAGCTTTTCATACACGATGCATACAATACCGCAATTATTGAGAATATTTTAAAACGACAAAAAGCAGTTTTAAAACAAATGAAAAAAGAGATTGAGACATATAAGCGGAGCACGATTGATCCACGAACATTCGTCGTTTTAGATGATTGTCTCTTCGATAATAAATGGACAAAAGATGTTATGATGCGTCTTCTCTTTATGAATGGACGTCACTGGAAAATTATGCTTGTAATTACGATGCAGTATCCCCTCGGTATTCCGCCAAATTTAAGAACCAACATTGACTATGTTTTTATTCTACGCGAACCCTATATTGGAAATCGTAAAAGAATATATGAAAACTACGCGGGTATGTTTCCAACATTTGAAAGTTTTTGTCAAGTAATGGACCAGTGCACGGAAAACTTTGAATGTTTGGTAATAAATAACAATGCAAAATCTAATAAACTACACGATCAAATCTTTTGGTATAAGGCACAAACACACGGACCATTTAAATTGGGCGCAAAAGAGTTCTGGGAAATGTCGAAAGATATTCATTCTGATGAAGAAGAGGAACAATATGACCCATCAAGTATTAAACGCAAAGGCCAAGGGCCGAAGATTCAAGTGAAAAAAAATAAGTGGTGATATACACACACACGCACGCACGCGCATGCACCTATCTAAAATAAAGCTACAAAAGAATGAAAAATTTTATCAGAGGTTGCAATTGATGTGCTTCTAAGATCATCAGTATCTTTTTCTTCTATTATACCAAGCGTTGTATTTGGTATATTAAATTCTGTCGAAAGAAGCAGAGAAATATATATACTTTCGCTACCAGTTAATATTCTAGGTTTGCTATTTTCATCATCTGATATTGTTGATTTTGTATCTTGATTTGTAATCGTAATCGTATCCTGAATCATATACTTAGTTTTATTTGTAACACTTTTATCAATTTCAACATAGTTATTTATTTGAT